CCTGTTTTAGATACTACCATCACCATGCAGGTTTTAATCGGTATGTTAGGTCTTGGAGTTATGCGCACCAAAGAAAAGCAAGACGGTACGCATAAGAACTCTTTAAAATAAATCCCTTGGCAACAATTCAGGAAAGCGCTTATCAAATTCATTCTTGAGTTGCTCCGTATTCATTCCAATAACATCAGTTAAATACGCCCGTAATTCATTAAACCATTGCTCGTTGCTATAACCGGACATATCAACATCAGCCATCTCTAATTTAATTTCAGCTTCGCATGGTTTACTCATTGTTACTTATCCTCTAATTAATTAATTGGTTCTATGGACTTCATCAAGTCTTCTTTTTGATTGCGCCAATTATCGGCAGCGGTAAAAATAAGCTCATCCAGTTTCACAAAGTAATTGTTTAGTTGCGTATTCCAGTGCTTTTTGCATTCCGTTTCATTGTTAAATATATAAAGTTCATTGCCGCAATGCGATCTATACCCAGTATTATCAACAGGGGAAATAACCTTAGATAGTACCAAACCTTTTTTATTCAATGGAGAAAAGAACACCTCAGAGTAGTAAACCTTTTTACCTTTTGGTAATTCATCTATTGATCTTATTAAAACCTCAGTCGGTGGCAAGTTTCTCAATGGCTTCTTTTGCATATCAGGTCGATTGTAATGACAAACCCAAACCTTTTTACCTAAATATTTTCCGTCTCTAACTTCTTTTGTTTCAATCTTCATTTTATTATCCTTGTTTGTTAGTGATTAACCTTTAATTTCTGCTTAAGCTCATATATCTCTTTAGCCTGAGCTAAAACCTTATTGCTTATCTCAATTGCATTTTTTGACATCTGCATATAAGCCTCACCTAATTCATTTAGTAGCTCGATGTTAAGCCTCTTAGCTTTTATTAATTGCGTCCCGTAACTATCCATGACAAATCCTCATAAAGTTTAATTCGTTCTTTGTTTGCTCCAACTCTCTAACTAATATCAGAACACGGCCTTGGTAAAACTTTTCTCTTATAGCTGCCGCCTCGTTATTTTCTGCCAACTCATTTCTTAGTGATAACATTTCAATAGAATCTTTGCTGTTCATGTTAATACCTCGCTGGTTATGTTTTATGTTTTAACTTAGCCGCTTTAATTCTAGCCATTCTATCGCTGTGATTTTTCAACTCTTTGTCAGTGGTTGCGTTATCGCTTATTTTCTTATCAACCTCAGTAACAACCGACTTTTCAGCTAATAGTTTCTGATCACGAATCGGTAACTTACCTTTACGCTTTAATTCGAGCTTTAATTTAAACGTTTTGTTAAATAACGCCCTAGCTTTCACATCATCTAAAACTCGCTTACATTGATATCCGCAATCCTGCCTTGTGTAGTATTCAACATCGTCTAGCACAGGTTTACGGTTAATCATGCGATTGTAAGCTTCTGTGGTATCGAAATCTAAGCATAACGATAGAAACTCAGGCAATGACGGAGGCCATGATAATCTTTCGCTTACAGTGCGATTGACGCCCCTTTGCAAATGACTACCCGTAATCGACGAAAGTTCCTGTATCCACATGTTCGATGGTTGCTCGCCCCGCTCCCTCGTCCACTGCTCCCCCCAAATGTCCGCTTGTTGCTCCCACACCCAATTCGCATTCATTGGGTTGTCGGTACAACTCATCGTTTCGTTTAACTTGTCGCTCGTAGGCTGATAGTTTTGGAGCATTGTTTTCATGTCTTTCATTGTTAATTACCTCGTCGTTCCAACCTTTGTTTCTAAGCCATGTTTCAGGGTTACTTCTGAACTGCTTTTCGGGAGTTGATAAAACATAGCTTGGCAAGTTATTAAAAATTAGCTCTACTTCATCACCTGTTAACTTTTTCCATAAGCCTTCACACTTTGGGCGGCCTTTCTTTTTTTGATACAAATCCCAGAATTCGGTAAACATAAATAACCTATTATCTATAACTGGTTCTTGGTTATTGGTTATTGGTTTATGGTTTATGTTTAGTTGCTCATCTGTTGAAGTTGTGTTCAACGCCTGTTCAACACCTGTTACCTTGCTAGATGCCTTTGCCTGTCTAGCTTTAGCGGAAGCTTTACCGGCTTTACTTTTATTTTTTGCGTTAGATTTGTATTTTTTAATTTCTAAATCAATTCTTTTTTGTGAAAAACCTGTTTCGTTTTCAGTAAAGAATTTACCTAAAACATACTTAACTTCGTTCACGTGTTCAGATAATCCAAGCTCACGCGCAACATCTGTTACACAACCGTTCAACGGCTGTTCATTTAAATAATACAAATCAAGCATTCGTCTATACGCTAAATCTTCAAGCGGTGTTAACCTGCTTGTATGACTCGCATAATCTCCGATGTTGAATTGAAAGTAGTGCATTGATTAACCCTCTATTTTTACTATTAGCTTTGAGTGGTAACTAACGAGAAGTCTTGTGGCATCAACTAACTCTTTCTTTTCTACATTGTCGGCACTGTATGAAGCTAAATCACCGATCAATTGAAGCGCGCTATTTAACTTCACTCTAATAGTTAAATTTATGTATTCTTGTTCAGTCATGCTATAATTCCTTTCTACTAATTAATTAAGCCGCTATCGCCAAGACGCGGTTTTTTATTCCCCTAGCGCTACGAACTCACTAACACTTAAACCTAAAGCCTTACTAATACTAATTAAACTTGTTTGCTTTATAGCTCCACTTTTAAGCCAGTTAGATACTTGTTGACTAGTTGTACCTAATTGCTTGGCCAGGTCTTTGTGCTTAACCCCTTTGTCTGCTATTGCCAATCTCAACGACTTACTTAAATCCATATTTAAAAACCTTTATCTATTTAATGTCATTCTATTGTATATGGCCGAAATGGAAAAGTACACGAATAAAATGAAATAATATACTTTACATATGAAATGTTATGTATTATATTTAATTCCATCAACAACAACTAACCAATAGAGAGTAGAAAACATGAAAAAAGATAATTTCACCATTGTTAGGTTATCAACTGAGAGTTACAAGAAAGGGAATAGTTTCGTACTCAGTAAGGTGTTAACTACATTAAAAAGAAAATCAAAAGGCTTTGATATACTGAACGATGGCGTATCAGATGAAATTGAAGATATGATGCTTATTGAAAACATTCACGAGTTACCCGATGGAGAGTACGAGATTGTTTATAGCGGCTTACATACCGATTTCGAGTCAGGCGGAACAGAATTCGATGGTTATAAATTAATACCTATTAACCCCACTAACAACACACAAGGATAAGAAAGATGAGCAGACAACCAGATGATCACGACCCAATGGAAGAGTTCGTATTCCTAACTGAGAAAGACCTAGCAACAGCATGCAAGGCATTAAAAGAAATTCAGGCGTTACCATCAGTTAGAATGGATGAAGGCAGCACAATAGCTTGGCGAGCGCTTAAAGATATTAAATGGGGCGGTAAATAACATGAGTAAGGAATACCACAACAGTTTAGTAGAAGTGGTTGGATCTTCTTTTTATTATTACACTCACCATAAGGAGTTTGATCTTTCCACAGCTAAAGCAGAAGACTTTAAAAGGCTCTCAAGCGGATGGCTTAATGAGTACCAAGGAAACTGGGAAATATACAACGCCTCAGCACCAATAGTATATAACATCTTCAAGCCATGCGTTGATCAACTTGTTTATAGCATAATGGATGCAACCGAAAAGGAAATAGAAAGAAGAGTTTCAGAAAGGTTCAATGAATACATAGTTAAACTTGAAAATAAAGGAGGTTAGTGTAAAATAGTATTTGTAAACCGCAGTTTAGTAGCTGCTTAGAAACGAAAGATTTGGTACAGGGTTATTACACATGCGGCTTCGATGGGCTTTTCTCACCGAATCTTCACCCTCTACTAAACGAGGTTGCAGTTGTAATAACCTTTTTTGTATCTGTCATTTAATGATGTCCTGTAGAATACAGAATGCCGATAGTGACCCGGAAGCGCTTTAATTCGATATGAGTCGCCAGATACAACTTCCTTTCAAAGCTTCTTATCTACTGCCGATATTCTCGGTAACTATCGTAAAACAATCCGCAGAGTGATTAACTTAATAATCAAAGTTTATTAGTCATGGCAATATGTGTCCCCATTCATAACCATGCACCTTGATAACCTGAAAGGGGTGATCTGACTCTTAACGGAGTGGCTTAGTAATAAGCAGGGAGATTTTTATTTAGTATCCAGCTTTCGGGCTTTTAGTTTAGATATAAAGTTTAGCCAATTTGGTTCTTCCTCTCTAAATTAACTTAATAACTCTGATTCAAACCCAGTAGTTATCAAGGGAGAAAAAGGGGGAGCTATCTTTTAATTTTAAATAAACCAAACCACAAGAAGGAATAGAAGAATGATTCAGGAATTTATAAAAATAGAGCAGGGTATGCTTCTTTTAGTTAAGCGCGGTTTTTGGACTAGTGGAGATAAAGGTGATGGCGGATTTAAGTGTAGGAGATTCATGCCGAAAGGTGAGGTTTTAGAAATACGTTACGCGTATGAATGGCATTTCAGAACAGCAAATGATGTTTATGATCACGCGTCAACTAAAAAAGCTAATTGCCAATTGTGATTTCTTTGGTTATGTGAAAAAAGATATTAAG